AAAAAATACAAAAAAGAGAAAATTAAAGAATATTATGAAAATCACAAAAAAGAATATTATGAAAATAATAAAGATAAAATTATAGAACGAGCAAAAGAGTATTTACAAACCCCAAAGGGTAGAGAAATAAATAGAAAAACACAATCTAAAAGAAGACGAAATTTAGAGTGGAATCCATTAAATGAATATTTTGAAAATTCCGAAGGACACCATATTAATAAAAATTGGCATTTTAAAGGACATTCGGTAATTAAAAATAAAAACATGGAACCTATAAATACTGTAGTATTTTTAATAATGCAAAATATTGATAGATTTCAAATGTTGGATTAGGTGAAAAAATAATGACAAATGTAAGGTATTAAATTGTAAAAACAATCTAAATAAAACTTGCACCGCTGATGACATAATCATTGATGAAGAATCCAAATGTTGGATTTTTGTAAATGGATTAGGTAAAAAATGATACACCCAAAAGCACGAACTAACGTACCTAAAGAAGGACCCGCAATACTTAAGCGAGTATGTAAAGCTGGTAATAATTGCGATCATAAAGAAGAACATATCGTAAGTTTACTTTGCAATTTAAGATGCTGCGATGTTAATGGAAAGGATGTCCGGTGTGTACCTATAACATGACGCACACTCTTAAAATAATCGTGCCTGACGATTTATACGAAAATCTAAAAAAATATAAATTATTGGATGTCGCAACACACGCAGCAATTGAAGGATTAATAAACGCTATTTTAGTTAAAATTAATGCGGATACACCTCGAAGAGTTATGCCAGAAAATAAGTATAAATAGTAATTGTTGTATGTAAACTTGGCGAAAAATATAATTAATAACGAAGTCCATCATTATATGCATCATTTTCAAACTTTCTTAAAAGTTTACATAAACTTTTTATCCATTCTGTTGTAGGTGTAACGTTGTTATTTTTCAACCATAACAACGCTTGTTCTTCAAAATCCATAATTTATTCTCCTAATTCAATAATGATGGTCTCATATCTACAACCAATACATGTGCATATATCCGCTTCATACCGACAGACTGTTTTTATACACATCATATGCATCCACTGTTTTAACCAATATGTTTTATCTAACATCATACATTCTTTTACCATGAAATCATCCACGAACCCACAACTTTACCGTTAGAATCTATTACTACACCTGAATCGATTCCAAGTAAGATTTTTGTGGTTACTTGCTTTAAACAAATTGCCAATTCAACTTCAAGCATTTCACACTCTTGAAATGCTGCATTATCCATATTTAGGGTGAGGTTCATATTTTATCACTTTACTATCATTATGTCATATTACTATATAAGGTTATGCCTATTATTATTCAACACACTTTATATAAAACCCGAAAATTTCACCCCGGGTTCCACAAGGTAGTGTAGCGTATAAAAACGGATTTTACGTGCCTAATAGGTGATTGTATCGCGCTAAAAATATATAAATAGAACATGCTTCATCCAGCCTTCAATATGTTTTATCACGATGATGTATTCTGATAGTGTGCTATGACCTTGCGATATGGCGGCTCTAAAGCATCATACCCTATATAGATAAGCCACGTTTCAATTGTCTTCTTAAACGCCTTATAATCAACAGTATGTTTTTAGCCGTATAAGTATGAAATTTCACACTTTGTAAATAATTACATTCGATAGCAGACGATGGATATTTTGAAAAACTGTATATAACAGTTATTATATACAGTTTTGTTTATCTATCGGCGCATCACGATCCTTAATTAATTTGGACGAAAGACAGTTTTTACTTCTACCATCAATCCGTTGTCACATTGATCGCAGATAGTTAATTTAGTTGGATCGCATTTATCGTGATTCCCGCAAATTAAACATTCCATCTCGATTTTTGTTATCATGATTTTTTCACCATAGGTTAATATGAACTTAATACTATATAAAGATATGTTATTTCTAAGATTTTTACACAGTGATTCTTTGAGTAAACTATTAATATCCTTTTAAACTGTGATGATAAAATATTTAAATAATGTCTCCAAAATTTAAATCCAATTCCTAAACTTGGTATGTTCAGCGGTCAAAGGCTACGTTTTTCAACGATTTACTGTAACATTTTTGTCACAGGTGTTACAAAATTGTAACAGGTGAGTAGTGTACTACGTATGCGTTAGCAAACATTCCCACAGATTAGCAGCGTTTAAAATGCTTGGATTGGTATTTTTGCACATTACTTTCAATTTATATTATTTAAGAGATAAATTGGTAAGGGAAGAGACTCATACATATAATAAATATATAATATATATAATATATATATACTATACTATTATATTATTATTATTAACACTCTTTATGGCATTTTATTATGTATGCATACATGTATGCACACATATAGTGGGGGTTATTTAAAAAATAATAATAATTTTTTTCTTTTTTAAAAAAAATAAGAAGAAACCATATGGTGTAGCAATACCTCCTAAATTATATCATTAATAATATAAACTAGTAGTTATGCTTTAAATGTGATTTTAAGCATTTCAAACGTAGTAGCAAAAACTAATATTTAATAATACTCCTTTCTGGAATATTAGAATGTTGGTTTACTCGCATGCGGCGGTCGATTTAGACAGTTATAACGGATAGTATGTTTTAATATAATCAATATTGGTCGCCCGTACGTATTCAAAATTCCTTTAGAATATTACTCAAATGTTGCTCCATACTAACCACTTTATTCCTCGTGAAATACATATCTTTATATACAATGGAGGATAAACTTAAAATTGTACACAATGGAATTAAAATTAATTAAATTATATATAATAAAAACTTTCGATATCTTTATATAGTACTACTTGTAAAAAATGCACTTAAAAACGTGCATTTTTACTTAAAATCGTCCGATACGTGTAGCTTATAAAGAAATTCTGCATACATCGTCGACCGCTAATGGTTGTTCCTATAGATCGACCGTTAATGGTTTTGCTATGCCGGCCGATAACGATCGTATTCTGGAAGGCGATAGCGATTATTCGAGTAGTTGTATGCATACATAGCCATTAATGGATATACATAGCTTTATATACTACTTAAATACTCAAATTCTCATATATGTAAATTGTCAGCATTCGATAACTATAAATACTATTAATGACCATATATGTTTGAGGACAAAAATATGAACAATAATTTTACTTTAATGTGTATATACGAACACATTATTTGTTTTGAAATACGTGATTGTAAAGACTGTGATGTCTATAAAGAGACTGAAAAGAGACTACAAAGAAAACAGGAATGATAATTTACAGATTACTTTAAAAGGAGGTGAAAAAATATGACTAAGATTGGAAAAATATTCGGAGCCACATCTATAATACTGGGTGTACTATTTACCCTAACTTTGATCGGAGCAATAATAGGAATACCTATGATTGTAGTCGGTGTAATATTAATGTATGATTAGAATGCGAGTAAGAAGTTCTTACTCCTTTTTTTAAAAGAAAAACTATAAATACTAATAAAACAATTAATTATGCCAAGAATTACTAAAAAATTCATACGCGATTTAAAACGCCGACAGGTATTAAATTCTAATTTAGAGTGTGATGAAATTTGGTCGGCATTCATTGAACAACAGTTAGAAAAACAAACGAGAAAAATTAAGAAGACACTTAGTTCGGAGGAATTATGAACAAAATATTCAGAAAATCAACGGGTAAAATCATTGACTTAGGTGATGATAAAGAATATAAATCAACCATTGAAAATGGGTTTAGTGATTTTTACTGGCTTACAATAAATTATAAACCAGTGTTCTCATCACGTGGTGAATACCTGGGATTTACAACGAATCGAGATTTTATAGAGGTATCATGAGTGAAAGAGAATATCACAATTATAAAGACCTTAGAATAATGGTCACAGATGATTATGAAGATGTCGAGGGTTGGCACCATCATGAACATACCGACCAAATTGTATACGTGATTTGCGGTATGTTAGAAATAATTGCGGAAGGAATACATAACTTATCCAATAGACAATCGATTTGTATTCCTGCGGGAATGATGCACAAAATTAGCGCCTTAGAACCAGATACAAAAATATTTGTCATCAAATACCGATCTACCGGTAAAAACCTTATTAATGATATCATTGCAGATTATGTGAAATAGGAGTATTAAAATGTCTAGAACATTTCGGTGGTGGAATAATCCCCGCATAAAAAAATTATCTAAGCGATTAAAAGACCTTGTAAGAAGTAAAATAAATCCATTTTATTACCAACATGAAATAAAGGAAGTAAGAATATATCTTCATAGGCAATTCAGACACATGAACCGACTAAATGTTAAGCGAGGAATAGAACCTGAAAAAGAAATAAAAACAGGTGGATGGTTGACACATTAAATATTCTGCATGGTTAAAAAGAAAACAGTATTAATATTTTTAGTTACTGAATGCCATGATTTAGGAATATAAATTATATTAATATGATGTCCTTCGGAATTTTCAAACCATTCGTTTAATGAATTATATCCTAAATTTCTTTCACGTTTGGCTATCGCTTTTTAATGGCTTCTTTACCGTTAGGTGTTTGTGAATATTCTTTATGATATTCTTTATTATCTTGATAATATTCTTTATTTTTTTCTTTAATTTCCTCTTTATTATCTTGACGATATTCTTTAAGTTCTTCTTTATTATCCTGATAATATTCTTTAATTTTTTCTTTATTATATTCTTTTTTATTTATTTTAGAACAACATTTTTGCCAGCGGCGATTACTTTTAAATTCCAAACCACAGATAACGCAGATCATTACTATAATGAATTTCATTTTTAAGACAAAAACTATAAATACTAGCATCATAGTATAAGATACAATGAAAAATATGATTGATGAATGTAGCAAAAAAATTGTTAAATTCGAGGACATGTACGATACCACTTTGATCGATAAACAATTACTCATACAAAAAAATGAGGAGGACGATCCTGATTATGTCGAGTTTGATGAAAAAGATTATGATGCTGCATACGCTGAAGAAGTCAAAATCGCCAACATAGAACTTAAGGCTTTTGCTGCTGATACATCAACCACTTTCGACGGAATTGTGAATAAATATAGTATGTTAGTTGGGCTAACAGGCAGAAGTTATGATCCGGCAACCAAGATGATGTTCTACTCGGTTTTGGCGAATCAAATTAAAACGAATAAGTTTTCTATGGATTCTAAACTAATTGATTTGCGGTTAAATATCCTTCTACAACTTAAAGCTGGACATGGTAAGAAAAACTATGAGTATTTTATTCGCAGAACTATCGAAGGACTTGGTCGGCAATACCAGGAGCCGACTTCATATCATCCAGAACAATTTGTTGGTAAAGTGATTGTGACACAACAGAAGAATGAAGACCCCGATTATACACCAGTATACGGTACGCTTGCCGCTGATTTTTTAGTAATTGATGAAGCACACGCTATGCTTACGCGAAAAGATAATGAAGAATGTCTTAGATTTATTAGAACCGCCTTGGATCCGATCGGTGATAATACTATAATGAAGAAACAAGTTAACGTTCCAGACGAGCATAAATTGAAATATGATCCGGTATGTACTATGTTGCTGCTTACGCAGCCAATTGCTAACATTAGTGAAGATTTATTAATGAGAGGAAGTTTTCGACGATTCATTGTTTTATTTATTACTACAACATTAGAAGAGCGTCTTGCGGCAAGAAGAAGCGCAAGATTTTTAACTTTACGTGAAGATGTGCATAATATAATTTGGATAAAATGGATTGAACTTAATAAGGCCTTATCTCAATATAGCAACTTACAATATTTCTGCCCGGATAGTACTGCGATAGATGATTATCTGGATACATTAGGTTTCAATGCGCGCGAGATTAATCAGGAAGTAGTGGAGTATTATAACACCTCACAATTTACCATAAAACAAAATTTATTTAAAATGGCGATAGTTCGCGCTGTAGTTGAACACCATGCTGAAAATGGTAATACCATCACCATTCAAGAAACTCATATTAAAAAAGCAATTGAGGATTGGCATGCCATCTGGATACCACAAATACACTGGATCTCGCGGCAAATGCAGATTACATCATTAAATCCTATCGGCTGGAGTGATAAACATCACTCCGTGGTGATGAATTTACTTGATAAAATGCCGGGTAAAGCCTGTGAATACTCTGTGATTGTTACGGCGGCTGTGGCTGTATTCGTTGGTGTTGATAGCAGTAAGCGTGCGAAAGTGTATAAGATAATGAATGATTTAGTGTCATGGGGGATGATTATAAAAACTCCTATACCGATGACTAAAAAATTTATGGTAACAATGGACTTAAGTGCGGCGAAAATTAAATAAGGGTTACAATATAAAACCAGGTGTTCCTATTTATAATAAATTAGTATGATTGAGATTCAAGAAAAACCCAAGCTTTTATATTTATTTCATCCATGTTTCTATTTTTGGTAACTGAATGCCGAATACTTTCATGCAATTCTGTTGGAACATAAATTACGTTAATTTCATCGAGATGATGTCCATGGCTTCCTTCAAACCATTCATTTAAAGGATTAAAACCTAAATTTCGAACGCGTTTAGCATTAGCTCTTTTTCTAACTTCTTTACCTTTAGGAGTTTGTTTATATTCTTTTTGATGTTCGTTAATTTTTTCTTTATTATCTTGATAATATTCTTGTTGGTATTTTTTAATTTGTTCTTTATTATCTTGATAATATTCTTTACTCTCTTCTTTATTATCTTGTCGGTATTCTTTACCATATTCGTTAATTTCTTCTTTATTATTTTGATAATATTCTTTTTGATAGTCTTTTTGATATTCTTTTTGATATTCTTTTTGATTTATTTCATAACATCCTTTAGAACAGTATTTCTGAATATTATTATAACTTTCGAATTCTAAACCACAAATTAAACATATCATCACCATTATAAATTTCATTTATAATATGCAAACAATAATTACTAAAATACAATATAGATAAGTATATATACTTAAACGACATATGGTAAGTATGACTAGTTGGAAGCGTATGAAGAAACTTTTTAAAATCGCAATGCGCAAAATAGGCAATCCGCCTATAAAATTAGTTACCCCAACAATGTGGGATAAGTTGTTTCCGGAATTTAAACTTGGTGATTGTTATGGTAGGTGTAGTATTGAGCATAGAATTATAGTATGTCGATATGTCGATGTTCATTCTTCCTTCCAAATTACCGATACCATCTTACATGAAGCAATGCATATCTTATTTAGGTATAAACCGCATTGGTGGATTGAATGTGCCGCAATGAAAGTTAATGGAGTGTATATACGTGGTTTCTTTACGAGTAAATATCATAGGGTGTTGAGTGATGTATCTAATCGTAAGCGACTATTATATTTAATTAGATGCACATCAGAACGAATGCGCCAATTAGAGCAATAACTTTAAATACTATTAAGATATATTAGGTTTGAGCGTGATAAATAATGAGCAGTAAAAATCCAAGATCCCCCTTTCTTGCAAGTATAAAAAATTTAAGCGGCTGGGGTTATATTGACCGTAAATATGCACTATATACTCCTCATCGATCTTTAGCATCTTATGGTAAAAATATGAAGAGATTCTGGCAGACTAAATTTATGCAGCAATTAGATATTGAAAAGTCACGTGTTGTAATTGAGGATAGAATATGGATGATTACCGCTAATGATGGTGTGCTGGCGGAGATGAGTTAATGACCAAAATCGAAGAATATTTAAAATTTGTAAAAACATCAAATCAACATGAAGTATCAATTTATAAATATGTTTATGCAAAGGAGATAGATTATTCATATGATATCAGACATGACGACCCAAATTACAGTTGATAAAACACAAACGGATATCGCAAAAGAACGCATTAGAGATGAATTCATTAACATAATAATGAGTCCTAATCGTGTTAAGGGCTTTAAGTTATTGGATAAATTTAGTCTACTAAAACAACTTATACCTGAATTCGAAGCGTTGAAGGGTTTACCTGCGGGAGATGTGAAACACCATCCCGAAAAAGATGTATTCATTCACACCATTGCAGCACTTGCGTCACTAAAAAAGAATGCATCGCTTGAGTTAATACTTGCAACATTGCTACACGACATCGGAAAACCAGCAACACAAAATGAAAATCATTTTTATAACCATGATATTGTTGGTGCCGAAATAGCAGATAACATACTAAAACGCATAGGGTTTACAAATGTTGTAAGAAGTCGAGTAAAGTTTTTAATCGCTAATCATATGAGGATGCACATTTTTAATGATATGCGAAGATCAAAAAAGATTCGCTTAATTCAGCATGAGCAATTTTCTGATTTGTGGGATTTACTTCGAGCAGACATAATGGTTGCTGAAGACATGTATAAAGTGGATATTATACAACAATTTAAGAGTGAGTTGTATCATCGACTGACACCACAGGTGAGATTAATAACCGGGTATGATGTACTTAAGTCGGGCATAAAACCCGGACCCGAAGTTGCAATAATACTTACTGAAATCGAAGATCAAATACTTGAAGGTAAAATAGTTGATAGAGCTGGCGCATTAAGAATGCTGTATAGAATGCAGGTGAATAGGATATTAGATAGGCGAAAAGAGGTATCAATAATATTGAGTTGAAATTATGACAAGTAAATATGAAAAACTTTGTGCCGCAGCAAGAGAAAAATGTGGATTAGAACCGGATGTGGATGAAACACTATTTTGCGAATATTGCCTTGCAAAGTATGTCTGTGAGGTTTGAGCGAAAACTATAAATACTCATACGTCGTATATAGATTTGTGCGAGAAGTGCATATCCGTTATCGGACTGTCATTATCTCGCAACATAACTTCGCCTAATAGAGCCAAACAGAACACCGGCTTAAGACGGAAGACTATATTAGGTTATATCGGGGTGACAAGTTCTCGTCTGAACGCGACAGTTGCCACCCATTATATCTTTTAAGCATAACTATAAATACTATTAAGACATATATAGGATTGATGATAAATATGTTGAAGCCATACATCCGCATATTATAATAAATGTGGGTGAGAATGTTGATGTTATCAAATATCCTATTAACGGTACAATATCTGAAAAATTAGATTATATTAAACTTATACATGAACTCGGTATTTCAACATCAATGGATAATGATGATATTATACGGTGAAAATATGAATTACCAAACCAAAATGATTATCGCGGGATCATATATTGTGTTAACGTTACTTGTAATGTATGTCATAGGAAAATTATTATGAAATCTAAAATATTATTTCAGAAAACAAAAACGGGTGCAATTAATCAATGGCGCATTTATACCATTGATAATATAATTTACACCGAATATGGACAAGTAGGCGGCAAACTTCAAACAACTTGCGGGCTTGAATGCATTGCGACAAATGTTGGAAGGGCGAATGAGCGTAATCCAATACAACAGGCTGAATTCGAAGCAGAAGCGCAAATTAAGCAGCAACTGAGATTAAAATATTCAGAAAGTATTGATGACGCCATGGAAGTACGCATTCAACCTATGCTTGCAAATGACGGAAAAAAAGCAAAATTGTCATTTCCGGTTGACGTACAGCGGAAATATGACGGGCTTAGATGTTTATCAATATTTGAAGATGGTGTGCGCAAGCTAAGAAGCCGTGGTAATAAGCCTTATTCAATTCCGCATATAGAAAAAGAATTAGCTAAGATAATACCGGAAGGTGTTATGACAGATGGTGAACTTTACATTCACGGGATGTCATTGCAACAGATCAATTCTTTAGTTAAGCGCGATCAAATTGAATCTTTAAAGTTAGAGTATCATGTATATGATTCACCGGGAGAGGGTACATGGAAAGATCGCCGCGCAAAACTTGAAGCACTTAAATTTAATGATACAATTAAATTCGTTGAAACTTTTACAGTAAATTCAGTTGAAGAGATTGTGGCCCTTCACGATCAATTCATTCAGGAAGGTTACGAGGGCGCAATTATACGATTACATACCGGTCTTTATGAATTCGGCAAGAGATCGAGATCATTGTTAAAGTGGAAGAATTTTTCCGATGCCGAATTTGAGATCGTGGGTATGAGTGTTGGAACTGGTAAGATGTCTGAGTGCCCAATATTCCTATGTAAGAATGACTTGAATGACCTTACATTCAACGTGGTGCCACTTGGTACAATGGAAGCGCGCAAGGAAATGTTGCAACACGATAGTGTTGGTAAACTTTTAACGGTCAAGTTCATCGGTCGCACCGAAGATGGAATCCCAAAGTTCGCAACAGGAAAGACAATAAGAATAAATGAAGACATAGATAAATTATGGTATTTAAAAAAGGACAGAAAGGTTGGAACAAAGGTCTAACTAAAAAAAATGATGAAAGAGTTAGAAAATCGGCAGAAAACATGAAAGGAATCTCAAAATCAGAATCTCACAAAGAAAAACTTAGACAAGTAAATTTAGGAAAGAAATATTCTAAAGAAACTAATCAGAAAAAAGCATGTCCTGGAGAAAAGAATGGAAATTTTGGAAAACGTGGTGTAGAAACAACACAATTTGGTAAATTTAATGAAGAATCACCAAATTGGAAAGGAGGAAAATCATCTATATATGCTCTTATAAGATATTCTTCTAAATATTCAGAATGGAGAAGGGCAATCTTCGATCGTGACAACTTCACTTGTCAACATTGTCACAAGAAGAGTGAAGGAGATATTGAGGCACATCACATAAATATTTTAAGAGAATATAATATTACAAATACAGAACAAGCATATAATTGTCCAGAACTCTGGTTTTTAGAAAATGGTATAACATTATGTATAAATTGTCACAAAGAGACAGATAATTATGGAAATAAAAAATTAAAACAAGTAAATAAAGAGAAATAAAAGAGGTAATAAATATGACAGTAGTATCACATAAATTCATGAAAGAAAAACCTGAACAGAAATATTCAGTAAAACAAATGCTCCCATATGAGACAAGAATAAAGAAAGCAGAAGCGAATAAATTAAGAAAAGCAGCGATATAGTGTAGAGGTCAATCATTCTGGACTTTGAAAGATATTATAGGACAGGAATTCGCACAAAGACCACTCATGCGTGTGGTCAGTTCTGATATCTAAAGCTATCCAGAATCTGAGGTTCGAATCCTCATATCGCTATAACTCGATATAGTGTAATAGTAGCACGTAAGGCTGTAGACCTTGTAGTGTTGGTGCAATTCCGACTATCGAGATACAAAACTATAAGTACTATAACTTACAATCTAATAATTAGAGGCAATAATCATGAATAAACAAGAATTTATAAATTTTATAGAAACCAAAGCAAAGCTGAAATACACTAAAGATTCATATGGTAATTATAAGGCTACAGATTCTAAGGGAATTGTTATCAGATATAAAATTCAAGCAACTTCTGTAAGACACGAGAGACAAGACGCATACGAAGATTTTGACGGAAAGAAACAAAATATGTGGACAAAACTTTGGTCTGAATATTATAAAAATCTTGAAATTAATCTTGAGACAGGAAGGCTAAGAAGAATCAGCAACCAAAAGTAGAAAGATGACGTGGAGATATAATAGTCATTGAAGTGTAACAGCTTCAATTACCGACAGGACTGAAAAGTACTACGCACGATCCGAGAAAGATATTACTCCCTAAGGTCCTGTCGTCACAATACAAAACTATAATGTATGGTATAGGGGCAGTAGCTCTAACGGAAGAGCGCGGCATTTGCAATGCCGAGGCTGTGGGTTCGATTCCCATCTGCTCCATTCATAATACGAGTAAAAAAACCGCAAACTATATATACTAATAAAACAATATACATATAAGAGATGATTATAAATGAAAGCAAATATTTCAGTTCCAAAAGACGATTCCTGTATATTTTGTGACCAAGAATGCCCTGAAGATGTGTACGATTGCATGATTTTACAACAGGCGATGAATTCAAAAAAAGCGGTTTACAAATGGTGCTGGGTCAAAAATGAGAAAACACCAAAGGAAAAGTAAATGGCTATTTGCGTGTGCTGGGCGTGTAAGATAACCTTTGAAGCTGCAAGAAGTTCTAAGCTTTGTTGTTCACCTGATTGTCGCAGGATGTACCAGTCCGATTATGATCATGAGAGATATTTAGAATTTCGAAATGTCAATCGTAAGAAAAAGCGCGAAATGTTAGCGATTAAGTATTCAATTGTATCATCAAATTTATATAAAATCGCGGCTGTTTGCGATGAGTGCCTTACTAAGTTTTATTACGATTACACTATATTTCAAAAGTTCAATGACGTATATGTTGCGAAGTATAACACCACTGAATGGGGCGCATCATTCTGTCCTAATTGCGGCTTAGTTGAGAAATTACAATGCGATGAAATTTTTATTCCCGCGGGCGGTATGAATCAAATTGAACGTAAGTTATTTTTAAGTGATATTCATCGTACTAAAAAGCCTTCAGTTAGACGTGAAGCAATATACCTTCGAAATCAATTGGATTTCATTGCTGAAGCTGAGTACGTGCGCATGGTGCGAAATCAAATAAATAATAAGGGTAATCTAACTGAGTTAGAAATTAATGAATGTATCGCGATCCTATTTAGGAAGATGTGTGAGGTAAAATGAGTCTTTGTCTGAATGATCCAAAAGATGTTGAAGATCGCGTTGCACGAATTAAGAGACTTTTAGCCGCACACACAAGATGTAAAAAATGCGACAATTTACTTGATGACTTTCAAGATGTCTGTCCTTGTGAACATAAAGTTTAAATACTAATAACACATATTACTATTTAATTGAAGGAAAAATATGACAAGCTTTATTGAAGCAGTAATGCAAAACTTGGATGAAGCCGCGGAATTTTTAAGTCTGAATGATTCGGATAAAGCAGCTATCAAGATGCCCGTAAAGGAATTACAAGTAACAATACCTGTACGAATGGATGATGGATCGATAAAAAGATTTGTAGGTTTTAGAGTGCAGCATAGTACCGCGCTGGGATATTCTAAAGGCGGAATCAGATTCCACCCCGATGAAACTATAGATACGGTGCGATCGCTTGCGTCACTTATGACATGGAAAACGTCATTGGCAGGACTTCCTCTGGGTGGTGCAAAAGGTGGCGTAATTGTTGATGTTAAGACATTATCTGTCGGTGAGCTTGAACGGTTGAGTCGCGGATATATTCGCTCTGTTGCTGATGTAATTGGTCCGGGTCAAGATGTACCTGCGCCTGATGTATATACCACACCACAAATAATGGCATGGATGATGGATGAATACGAAATGATCAAGCGAAGAAGTGTTCCCGGTGTTGTTACTGGAAAACCCATAGTATTAGGTGGTAGTCAAGGTCGTGGCGCAGCTACAGCAATGGGTGGAATATATGCATTACGTGAAGCCGCAAAACATTTTAAAATAAATTTAGAAGGTGCAACATTCGCAGTTCAGGGATTTGGTAACGCTGGATCACATGCGGCGAAATTAGCGCATAATATGTTTGGGATGCTTTTAATTGGCGCTTCTGATAGTAAGGGCGCAATTGTAAGTTTAAGGAATCATTATATTGATCCGCATGAACTTGAATTTTATAAAAATAAAACCGGATCGGTAATTGGATATCCTAATACGATAACCTTAAAAGAACCCGAAGAATTACTTGAACTATACGTCGATATTCTTATACCTTCAGCACTTGAGAATGTGATTACCGTTGATAATGCCCATAGTGTTAGGGCTAAAATAATTGTTGAACTAGCAAATGGTCCAACTACACCGGAAGCGGATAAAATACTTTACAAGAATGGCGTACATGTAATACCAGATTTTCTCGCCAATTCAGGCGGAGTGATTGTTAGCCACTTCGAAAATGTGCAAAATGCATACGGACATTATTGGTCTGCTGAAGAAGTCGATAAACTTTTAGATGCAAGAATAACAAAAATGTATGCAGATGTTGTTAAGATATCCGATGATAAAAAGATTAACATGCGATTAGCGGCATTTACAATTGCCATCTCGCGTGTATTGGAAGCAATGAAGTTAAGAGGTGTGGCGTAAAACCACACCATTATAAGGTGAAATAAAATGACTAAAGTAAAAGCGGTATGCCGCGACTGCGGAGAACCGATGGATAAACCAATCGACATTTGTATGAATTGTCGAGTTTCTCGAATAAAAGAACGTGAAGCCGAAAGAGATAGAAACTATAAGTCTGTCAGATAGGTAAAAATATGAGTTATACATTAGAGGATTATGAGTTTGCCTTAAATGAGATAAACTCTTTAATTGACAGTGGATTACGTGGAAAAAAATCACTTCATATAGCCGCATACTTGTTGGAACATGCGATTAATAATTATGAAGTTGGTTAGTAAACTATAAATACAAATAAAGACATATGGTATTGAGTGATAATATGATTTATACTAAAACCTTTGTAATTCCTAAGAATAGAAACATTGAAAATTTTATACTCAATACTATAAATGAAGATGGTGATGAGCCGAATCATACCGTATTAAGATATTATATTTCAAAAGTTAATGATTATACTGTTGAAGTTACGGCATCAATACTTGAGGATGGTTATCGTATGGGTCGCGATTATAAAATACCATTTGTACCAAATAATAAATTCGATGTTGTAATGATTATTCCTACGGGCGTTCGCGCTGAAATTGGCGGTTTTATTGCTGATGCCACACCAACGGTAAATGTACTTGCTGAGGTTTGCGATAAAGTAATTGTTCATCCAAATGTGGTTAATGGTTCGTTTTTAAATTATGCCAGAGAAAACGTACTTTACGTTGAGGGTAGTATTCTTGATAATTTTTTACAGAATAAAATAGCACTATCTGAGGTTCTTCAAAATAAAATTGGAGTTATCATTGATCGTGGTGCGCTCGAAAGTGAAAAAACTTTAAATACCGTAATAAATGTTATTGAATCGCTACGAGTTATTACGGGTATTAATTGTATTGGTTATAAAATTACTAATGCGGCGATCGGTGGTCACGCAATCCAAATGGAATCGGGTGCTTTTTGTGGTGAAGTAAGTAATCCAAATACACTGATTGAAGCAGGAGAAGAATTAATAAAAGCTGGCGCAACGGCACTGGCAGTAGCAACACGCATTAGTATTGATAATCTTGAGCGAGATTTAGATAAATATTTCCGTGGAGAATTAGCGAATCCGTTCGGCGGAACCGAAGCATTAATTAGTCACACTCTTTGCGAAATTTTACATGTTCCCGCCGCACATGCGCCAATACTTTCACAATCTGAAATAAATTATTATAATGAATGCGGGATAGTTGATCCACGTGCAGCACCGGAAATTGCATCCCCGAATTACCTTGGCTGCATTCTGAAGGGACTGAATAAATCTCCACAACTAAGTAAAAATGGAATCACACTTTCAGATGTGAAAGCGATCGTAATACCTTATGGATGTTGTGGTGGAATACCCGCATTAGCGGCACAAAAATTTAATATACCCCTAATTGCAGTAAAAGAAAATGAAACCTGCTTGAATGTAACCCCAGAATTAATGGGATTTAAAAATTACATTATTGCGGAAAATTATTGGGAAGTTGTCGGCATCATATCGGCGCTTAAAGCAGGTATATCGCCAGATATGCTTAGACGACCAATAAAACCAATTCAAGAATTACGGTCATAAATTATGACATTACGGGAAGGTTTGGTACGGTGCGGTTAGGTGAGGTACGGCTGCACATCGAGTAAAATCGATGTGCATAAACTATTTATAGTAATAAAACAATAAGATAATACCCAAAAAATGTATAAATAACGAATTAAAAAGTTAAAAAACATTAAACGAGGTAAATTAAAATGAAGTCAATACAAGTAGAAATAACGGGAATATCAGCATTATTATGTAATCGTTTCCCGATAGAAGAATTTGGAACAGAAAAATCAAAAGCAAGTAAAAAAGTATATATACCAACCGAAATAGCAGAAAAAAAACTATATAAAGATCATGATGGAAAGCCATGTATGTTAGGGGAACATATATTTCAAAGTATGCGTAAAGCTGCGGTAGATTTTAAGTTTGAAAAAAAGAAAAGCTTTAAAGATGTTATAACATCCGGCATCGCTATAATGCCCGAAGATATACCGCTTATCACGGATAAGCCTTATGAAATTGACGCAAGACCAGTTGTAATTCAGCGAGCAAGAGTCTTATCATGGCGCCCAAAATTCACTAATTGGAAAATGAAATTCACGATACAGATACTTGATGATGAAAATATTTCAATAAATAACGTGAAAGAAATACTTGAAAAAGCTGGCAACACTAAGGGAATTGGTGATTATAGACCAAGATTTGGTAGATTCATGGTCACTTCATTCCAGGAATTAAAGTCATAAATTATGACAACTTTACGGGAAGGTAATGTCCGGTAAGGTTCGGTGTGGTATGGTTGGGTAAGGTATGGCACAATATCAACGTAATCGGCGCGTACTATTAAAAGAAGAATCCATCGAATTTATTGGTGGTAAAGTATGCGTCGTTTGCGGTGAAAATTCTCTTCCAATCTGTTGTTACGATTTTCATCATACGAAAGGCGCGAAAGAAAATAACATATCAAAATTATTAAATACTAAAACGGAATTAGATGAAGAATTAAAAACGGAATTAAAAAAATGTGTTATACTTTGCGCAAATTGTCATAGAATTATAACTTATGAAAAAATTACATTCATCAAATGATGAAAACTTTACGGGCAGGTGAGGTTTGGTTTGGTGAGGTAAGGAATATTTAAATGCATTGAAGTTACAGTTTTTGTAACTTTGGTGTACAAAAATATAAATACTATTAAAGCGTTAGAGATTAAATATGACATATAAAACCCTATATGAAAAAATCGAAGAAGAAAACAGAGAACGTGTAGCCACACAAAGGCATGCTTCGGGACATAGTAAAAAAAATGATGATATAAAATATCGAAATTTATGTTCTTCGTGTTTAAACGACTTCGCCACTTGTATTAGCGATCCGGAGTTTGGATGTGGAAACGATAACGTTTTTAATTGTGACGCATATAAGCGAGCTGGATCGTTCAAACAAATGTGATTTATGTTCAATTTAAAGATCGTAATTGATAGAATTCTTTATATATTATTACAGAGTGATTTATAATGTGGACACAAAAATATCGACCTATAAAACTTGATGATATTGTTGGTAATAAGCCAATTATAACATCAATAAAATCTATGTTATCAGATTTACCCCATATGTTGTTTATGGGTCCGGCGGGCGTTGGTAAAACAACAGTCGCACTTGCAATAACTAAAGAACTTGGTTGCGAATATAAAGAAATTAACGCATCCGATGAAAATGGTGTTGATGTGGTTCGAACTACAATTAAGAATTTTATGATAAGTGCGAGTCTTACTGGCAAACCCAAAATTCTAATCCTTGATGAAGCTGATTCAACATCCACAGAATTTCAAACCGCGCTAAGACGAATGATGGAACAATATAGTAAAAATTGTAAGGTTATTATTATTTGTAACTATCCACATAAGATCATTGCGCCAATAAAATCAAGATGTTTGGGTGGAATGTTTGATTTCTTACCAATTGAATTCGATGAATTTAAACGTGGCGTTTTAGGTATCTTAACTAAAGAGCAAATGACAATTACGGATGAAGCTTTAGTTAAATTGCATGAATTATCTCATGGGGATTTAAGAATAATTGACAAATTATACCAGATATCATTTACAAGCAAGAATGTTACTTTAAATGACATTATGCTGATCCAAGATGATGATTCCTGGAAAGAATTGTTAAAATTAATACGCACTAGTAAATATGTCGAATCTTGTAAGTTTGCTGACAAAAAGCATATTATTCCTATCTTCCATGTCTTGTTAGATGACGCCACCATTGATGATGATCAAAAAATGCGCATTGTAAAATATGTTGCAGACTGGGAATATAAATCTCATTTTGCGCCAACCGATTATATTCAATTATATGCACTTATCGCTAATATAATGTCAGTGTTAAAAGTTGAAAAGGTACCAATGCGAAATGTTATAAGTTTACCGCAAAAACCTAAAGAAATTAATATTTTTGGAGTAAAGAAATGAGAACTTTTGAGACGGGAGCCACCAGGGATGATGATTTAGAAAAAATGGATTATGAAGGACATTTGTCACCATTAGTTCTTGAACGTTATGCTCGATATATGCACCAGCACCGTAAACAATCTGATGGTAATTTACGAGATTCAGATAATTGGCAGAAAGGTATCCCGAAAGATACTTACATGAAAAGTGCATGGCGACATTTTATGGATTGGTGGTTAGAACACCGTGGATTTAATAGTCGAGATGGAATAGAAGAGGCGTTATGTGCAATTATGTTTAATTGCATGGGATATTTACATGAAATTCTAAAAAACAAAACTATAAATACTAATAAAACAATAGAGATGATACTATGGATCTAAACGAAATTGCTAAACAATATAATATAAATATAGCCGAATTGCAATCGGTTGAATCGAATTTGAGAAAAAAATACAATTCTGTTATCAATGTTGTATCACAGGAACAAATTGAAAAATTTGTTACTGGTGGTATCATGCAGCATGTCAATCGCTTTAAAGCGCTCGGTCTAACCCAGTTCTTTGGTGTGGTGTTAACTTTATCGCAACCAAAAGATGGTATGGCTAAAAGAAGATCAAAAACAATAAAAGCATATGTTGAAAATTCAGAAGCCGCAATTACATCTGGCGCAGTACAAGAATTTAAAAATGGCATGAAGCGATTACTTGTAAAGGGTGGAATGGTTAAATCAATACCAGTCAACACTGAAGCAATTCCTAAAAGTGCCGTATATCTACCAGATCAAAAAGCGTATGTGGTTCCAACAGATGATCGTGAATCATGGCCAAGCGGAAAAAAGAATTTTAATTTCTTAAAACCGTTACCGCTTGAACAATATTTTACTTCAATTGAGGGTATTGCATCAACAGATGGTGCAACATGGCAGCCATTTAAGATGATGTTCAATTGTACTGAACACGTTAATTTCCCAACCGTGACAATACCACAAGGAAAACTTGTAAAGTTTTATTGTAAAGTTAAGACTCAGGGTGAAACACTTGTGTTAAACTATAATAACAAAAACACAAAATTTGAATCCATTGAGGGGGATATTAACGCGCTAAGTGGTGAAATTAAAAATTTCTATGATGACGTAATGCTATCTGATTTGCAGAGTGCATTTGAAACAAAGGAAAATAATTATGCAACCGTTTCCGTGTTTGGGCAGGTTATTAGTAAGTGGCAAAAAGAGCCGTCTGAAGAAAAACCATATCCATGGATCACTGCAAGTATAACAGATAATACTCGTGATACACCATTGAAGTTGCTTATACATCCTGATATGAGCGCCCAGTTTGAGGAGCAAAGCATTGTTAAGGTGTGGGGATCCTTAAGTGAAGGAAACGTATGGGATCCAGAAACTAAAGAGAAAACCGAAGAAAAAGAGATCACCATGTTTGCGACCGGCGTATATTCATTCTCAGTTGGAGAAGCTGTACAGGAAGCAACCGAAGAACCGCAAGATGAGGGTTGGGAGCAGTAAATAAAAATGACATCAATTTTTGATAACGTTAGGGTGGAGAAATCTCCACCTGAAACTAAATCTATATTTAAGGGTTTGGCAGAAGAGTATAAAACTGGACAAGTTGCAATAGTTGAAAAACTTGCTGCAGGTCATACACCTATAAAATCTGCAAGATTTTCACCTGAAAATATGCGTGCATGGATGGAAAAAAGTAAGAAAACAAAAAATTCAAGCATTTGCGCTTTGATGATCGGTCATCCTAAAATCGGTAAGAGTGGTGTGGTGTTAGATTGTCTTACGGAGCAGGATGTTATTGACGGTAAGAAACTTATAATATTTGAGCTAAATGCAGACCAGGGTTGTGATGTAAATAAAAAGGAGTTCCATGGGGATAACGATAACATAATAATATTGAATCCTTCGGGAGATCGTGATATGTATGTTCAGGATAAAGATGGTAACCATCAGCTTGACTACATTGCGGTCATGTCAAAAATAAAAGCGACCATCCAGACAATAAAAGAAGATATTGATAATGGTGATACCAGCATAAAAGCTATTGGATTTGACGGACTAGATATATTCTTATCTGAAATTTGTGAATCCCAAATGCGAATGGAAGAACATATTGACGCCGCTGGTGGAGTATCAATGCGTTATTGGAAAAATCGTAATAAATATTATTATGATGTTTTAAATATGCTTTTGAGCATCGATGTGGACAAGTATTTTATTACCCACTATGCCCCAAGAAGCCGTGATGATAAAACCGGCCAGTATAATGATAAGCGAGCAGTATCTAAAATTAATGATAACCTAGTTTATTCTTGTCAAAAATCAACAACGGATAAGATGCATCAAATAATTGAATTCACGGATCATACACAAATTAAAGCGGGTAAGAAACACGTAAAAATAGTTGCCACAATGGTTGCGGACAGAAGATCGTTAAATTCATTTATGGATAATTTAACTATTGCTGAAACTGTTGAAGGTAAAGTAAAATGGAACGGACGAGCAATATTAGAAAGGACATGGAGTTAAAATGATAGAACTACTCAAGAAATTAAGCGATGCACCGGGAATATCCGGGCATGAGAGCGCAATAAGAGATATAATAAGTGCCGAATTAATACCATATGTTGATCAAATTTTTACTGACAATATGGGCAACCTTATTGCGCAAAAGCGACACACCGCAATAGGACCGACAATTATGCTTGCATCCCACATGGATGAAATTGGTCTGACGGTGAGATATATTGATCCAGACGGCTATATATTTTTCAATACGATCGGTGGTTGGTTTGACCAGACCCTGTTGAATCAACGAATGGTTATACATACGCGCGATAAGAAAGAGTATTATGGTATTATTGGTTCAAAACCGCCACACGTAATGAAGTTGGCTGAATATGATAAGGTCATAAAAACTGACGAAATGTTTATTGATGTTGGTGCTGGATCAAAATCTGAAGTTGAAAAAATGGGCATTGAGATCGGTAATCAGATTGTTCCCGATGCCAAATTCTTTACTTTAAACGGAACTAAAGTTTCCGGTAAAGCATTGGATAATCGTGCGGGTTGTGTAATGCTTGTTGAAACAATCAAAAGATTGAAAAATGTAAAAGCGAATGTTTATGCGGTGTTTACCGTCCAAGAAGAAGTTGGACTTAAAGGCGCGCGAACTTCAGCATATCAAATTAATCCAGATTTCGCATTTGCAACGGATGTAACCATTTGTGGAGATCATCCAAGCATATCATTGAAAGAGGCCAATATAGAAATGGGAAAAGGACCCGCCATAATGATGAGTGATGGGAATGGGCGAGGTATAATCGTGCCCGAAAGCATACTTAATCATGTAAGAGATGCTGTAAAAGAGTATGACATACCAGTGCAGTATGAAGCTGGTAATGGTGGCACAACTGACGGTTCAGCGATACAATTAACGCGAGAAGGAATACCAACTGGAGTAATTTCGGTGCCAACCCGATATATACACACGCCGTATAGCGTTTTAGATATGAATGACTTAGAAAGTTCCGTGAATCTGGTAGTAAAAATGCTCGAAGCATGGTAAACTATAAGTACTAATAAAACAATGGAGATGATACTATGTCATTTAAAATAACTGAAGAGTTTAAAGAAATAGCTTTAGAGCTATACATGAAACATAAGGATGATTTGGAATTAACCGTTCACCCTACAGATGTAATATTCATGAGATCAGACAAAAAGAAAAAAGCTTATGCCTACTGTAAGGTTATAAGTCGCGAATATAAGTTGTTAACCAATAAAAATTTTATTATTGTAATAATAAGTGAAAATTTTGATGCGCTAAAATCTGAAGATGAAAAGCGATATGTAATTCTGCATGAATTGGTTCATTTACATTATAACGATGAAAAAGAACGTTATAGTTTATTGAAGCACACTCTGGAAGATTTCCATGCATTGTTAGTAAATCCGAAATGGAATTTAGAATTGACAAGAAATAAAGAGCCGGTGAGCACCGCATTAATGGTGCTTCCAACAATCATGGTGATATAAAATGAAAGTAGGACAGTTTAAAGAAATATGCAGTTTAGTATCTGCATGTGGATTAGTTGATGAATTTTCTATAAATGAGAATGGACATTTTATCGGAATGGATAGTGGAAAAACGTTTATCGCTGATTTAGAATATCCACATAATTTACCAGTGAAAACTAATATAATAAATGTTAAAGGTATGATGCAAACGTTTAACCTCTTCAAGGATGATGTTGATGTTGAATTGGTTGATGGCCGAATAAAAATTAATGATGGTACAACTTTTGCCAGTATTGTATTAAGTGCTGCTGAACCCACAAAGTTCACTCTACCACCATTAACTGATGACGACTATGATATTATTATTAATAAAATAAGTTATAAGTCGTTTAATGCTATCGCTAGATTAAGACCTGAGGCAATGATTAATGAATATTATTTCCTATTTACAAGTAAGAATAAATTAATGCTACACATTGGTGAAGATTCAGGATCATTTGTGGGAACAAAAATTACTGATCTTATTGAGGGCGATAAATCTGATGATAGTAAAATGGCTAAATATACCATGAATGTTTCAGAATGTTTTAAGAATATTAAAACTGACGCATCCATAAAAATAATTGCTGATAAGATCATGACAATAAATTGCGCACCGGGATCATATAATGTAACATACTACCTTGCGCCAAGGGTGGACTAAATGCGAATGATGGTGTCAATACCTATGAATCACTTCCTTAAATTTGAGGTGATTTATACTACATCTAAAATTGATTTGTATAAAGAACATGTTGAGATGAGTAAAATTCTATCTGCCGATATTGTTAATATACAATCGCCATATACACGAGAGGCACTTTCACAAGTAATAAATAAAGTAAAAAATTTATTTCCTACAACGGCAACATATCGATTATGGAAGAATAAAAATTTTTATGTTGAAGATACTATAGAATAAATCTATCAATATTTTGCATGACTAAAAAGAAATGTGCAACGGTGTTAATAGGTTCCATATTAATATTTTTAGTTACTGAATGCCCCTTAAAATGATAATTTTTAGGTATATAAATTACGTCATTTCTATTAATATGATGTCCTTCACTATTTTCGAACCACCCATTTAATGGTTTAAATCCTAAATTTCTTTTTCGTTTAGCCATCGCTCTTTTAATAATCTCTTTACCTTTAGGTGTTTTTGAATATTCTTTATCATATTCTTTACGTTCTTCTTTATGATTTTGAGAATATTCTTTAGCTTGTTCTTTAAATTGTTCTTTATTATCTTGATAATATTCTTTTTGATATTTTTTATTGAATTTTTTATTATAACATTCTTTAGAACAGTATTTTTGACGATTACCCGTTTTAATAAATTCAATACCACAAATTTCGCATATCATCAACTATATAAATTTCATTTATAGACAATAATAAATTAAATAATAGTAAACTATAAATACTAATAACACATATTAAGTGACATGATAACTATTAAAATTGGTAATTCTTTTGATTTAATTAAAGAATTACCAGATAAATCTATTGATTGTGTCATGACAAGTCCACCATATTGGAATTTACGGGATTATAATCATCCGGATCAATTGGGATTAGAAAAAACACCAGAAGAATATATTAAAAAATTAATTGATTTTTTTGATAATGTTAAGATGAAATTAAAAGATACTGGAAATTTGTTCTTAAACTTAGGAGATACATATTCAGGTTCAAAAGTTGGGAATACAAACGGCGTTTATGCTGATGTTGTTGACAAAACGAAAGCATACGCTACAACATCATCTTTTAAGAAAAATAAAGGAAATTTACCAACTAAATGCCTTTGTATGCTCCCTCAACGTTTTGCGTGGAATATGATAGAATGTGGTTGGATTTTACGTAATGAAATAATATGGCATAAAAAAAATCATATGCCAGAAAGTGTGACAGATAGGTTAACAAAAGCGCATGAGATTGTTTATCACTTTGTTAAGCAAGGCAAATATTACTATAATTTAGATGCGATACGAGAACCACATGAAACACAAGAAAAAAGACCAATGGGTATTATCAGAAGTCGTGAATGGGGTTATAATGGAAAATACGAAGGCAATAAACTACATGAAGATTTCGGAAGTCCGAGAACACAGCGGAAACACGAGGTTTCTCAAGTAGTGGCATCCAATACAAACGGCAAAAATCCTGGTGATGTTTGGAGTATTGTAACTCAACCATACCCTGAGAGCCATTTTGCTACTTTCCCTTTAGAACTTATTAGGCGGCCTATTCTTGCGGGATGTCCCGAAAACGGTAATGTTCTTGATCCTTTCGCAGGAAGTGGTACGGTTGGTGAATTTTGTCGTAAAAATAATAGAAATGCAATATTATTTGAATTAAATCCAGATTATAAAAAATTAATAGAAGATAGAAGTTTGTCGAATATAGTAAATTTGTGCGAATTATGAACATACCGTTAATAGCAAAAGCAATTGTAGATAAGTTTACACAAGATCAGAAATTAGAAATTTGGTTTAATGGTCATGTATCATATGTTGACGCACCATTTCAGCCATACTTTTATTCTACATACCCACTTAAGTTAGACGCTAATAAATATCCTGCCGAGCAATTAACTAAAACGTTATTTAGTAATTTACAACCAACAACCGTTTACAAGTATTCATTTAAGAATACACTAACCGCAAAAGAGCATCAAGAAGAGGACAGTATCGAACATCAAATTAGTTATACTGATAAAGTTTTAATTGATGATCATAATTTCTTTACAAAATATCCAAATGAGCAACCACTTAAAGTAATGCACTTCGATATTGAAACCGATACAATCGGTATGTTTCCTACACCTGAACGAAATGCCATAATTGCAATTGGTGCCAGGTGTGGAGATCGTAAAGCAATATTTATGGCTGAAACCTATGATAACGATAAAATAATATTGAATAAGTTCTTTGACTTTTTACAAGAAACTGATCCAGATATCATTACACATTACAACGGGGATAGTTTTGATATACCGTATATGATGGAACGCATGAAGATAAATCAGATACCATTAAGTCGATGGTCGCGCAACAATAAAGAGATACATAAATATAAGAATACAATAACTATTGGCGGGCGAGTATCATTTGACCTTTACCATGAAGCACAGCACGACCAAACACTTTCGGGGATTAAGAACCTCAAGATGAAAACGCTGGCAAAATGGTTAAAAATGCCGGATATAAAGGAAGTACCATATAGTGAAATGCGCAATATGGTTAACACACCTAAGTTACGTGACTATTTAATATCTGATATTGAAATTACTGAAAAATTATTTAACATTTATTTTAAAAATGTAGTAGTTTTGGCTGAAATGAATAAAATACCTTTAAATTTAATGATTGGCGCTAATGCGAGTTTTTTGCCAAATATTATTACAGGTCGAAAATTTCATAAACTTAACATTATATCGGATAAATATAATGGTGCGCGCCATCCTAAATATATCAAAAATAAGCGCGGCGCGTTAGTAGATACGTTCGCGCCCGGATTATATAATCATCCCATATATAAAGTGGATTATGCATCGCAATATCCGAGAATAGTTCAAACATTTAATCTATCACCAGAAACAGTCAGGATTATACGATATGATTTATATAATGGGGTTTATAATTTTGACATTTCTAATCCTGATAAATATATCTTCAGTATACCTGATGAAACTTCAAACAAAAATATCATTATTTCAATCGATATGTCTAAACGTGGATTTTTATCACAGTTCATGGAAGATGTTTTAAATGAACGGTTCGATATCAAGAATCGGCTAAAAACCTTAGAAAAAGGATCGCCTGAATATGAGGGACTCCACGTTCGCCAGAATGCACTCAAAGTGGTTTGTAACGTCCAAACGGGATATCACGGACAAGAATACGCACTATATGGTGATTTGGGAACGTATTGTGCTATCACAGGCTTAGGAAGATGGTATTTAAATTTAGCAATGGAGTATATAAAAAATGCCTAAAGGTGTATATAAAAAATCTGAAGAACATAAAAGAAAATTATCAATAGTTCAAAAATTAAATCCCTCAAAAGGATTTTTAGGAAAACACCATACCCAAAAAGTAAAGGATGAGCAATCTCAAAGAATTAGTGGTAAACCATCTTTGAAAAGGGGTATCAAGCTTTCTCAAGAAATTAAAAGAAAAATATCGATAAATCATGCTAATGTTTCTGGAAAAAATAATCCAAGTTATAAAGAAAAAATAAAAAAGATTTGTTTAGTTTGTGGTAACGAATTTGAAGATATACCATCTCACAAAAATCGAAAATTTTGTTCACGAAAATGTTATGGAATATATAAATCGAAAAATTTTATTGGAAAAACGCATCCAAATTGGCAAGGTGGAATTTCATTTGAACCTTATTGTGAAAAATTTAATGAGAAAAAGAGGGAAGAGATTCGCAATCAATATGGAAGAAAGTGTGTAATTTGTGGTAGAGATGAAAAAGACAATATAACTAAAACCGGAAAACAATGGAAATTATCAGTACATCATATTGATAGTGACAAAGAACAAGGATGTGATGGTAAGCAATGGAAGTTAGCACCACTGTGCATGTATTGTCACAATAGTAAAAGAATGGAGATATTATGAAAATTATCAGTTGCGATACAGATGGAATTTATTGTGATTCAGATGTGGATATTCAGAAATTAAATGATTATTTAGATAAAAAAACTATAGAGGTTTTTTATCTAAATAATCATTTACACATGGAAAAAGATAAATATGATATGGCGTTCTTCCGGGAAACTAAGGGTAAGAATTATATATTAAAAGATGGTGATAAAATTTCCATACACGGTGCTAGTTTTAAGGGTTCCCACATGCCTGTTTTCTTTGATAAAGTTCTAGATCAAGTTGTAAATGATTTATTTAACAACATATCTAATCGGACTGTCGATGTTAGATCGTTCCCCATTGAAAATCTGATCCAGAACATTAAAGTTAAGGATGAAGCGTCTTACAAATCTGACGGATCACTTTCTATGCAATTAATACAAGCAGTTAAGCGCGAAATGCCAGATATTAAACTTAAAGATGATGATCAATTAGCTTACCTAAAAACTAATAAGGGTTATGAATTAGTTATGCCCGGAAAAGTGTATGGGGAGATTGACTGGGATTATTATCAGGGAATTATTGATAAAATATATGAACGGCTTAAAATTGAGGATAAAAAACAATTAACTTTTGGATAACAACTTATAAATACTATTAAAACAATATGAATTACTATGAATTTTAAACCAGATGCATATTTTGATCATAAAAATCGATATCTTATTAATGTAGATTTTGACGGAACCTTAACTAATGGAGAGAATGGATGGATAGTAGAGCCAACACCAAATGTAGATCATATTCGTATAATAAATAAATTATATCGAAAAGGTTTTATAATTATTATTCATACTGCACGAACGTGGGATGCCGCACCTGAAACTGTTGCGTGGTTAATACGTAATAATGTACCATATCATGGTCTGTTTATGTTCAAAGGCGGTAGTGACGCATATCTAGATGATAAATCTAGTAGTTTTGAAGAATTGGAGAAATTATTGTGAACATTTCAAAATCAAAAATAAAAACTTTAGAAAATTGTCCATTATGTTTTAAATGGCAATATTTAGAGCATAAGAAACCTGACATACCGCCCGCAGCAGTAACGAGAATTGGATTAGATGTTCACGATATATTTAATAAATTCTATAATGTTATCAAAATCGATGAAATTGGTGATCAACCCTTAGAATACTTCAAAAATTCAATGGAAATACTACCCCAATACCGTGAAATTTTCAATCTATTCTGTAATTTTCAAGCGAGTCGATGGAATAATACTACTGACAAAACCACCTTTATACCTGTTATAAGAGAGCGAAAGTTTATTAATAAAGATGAGGTAGGTGTCGTAGATGCTGTTCATTATGATTGTAATACTGGTGAATACATGGTTTTGGATTATAAGTCTGGCGTATCGAATCCTTCTAACTTAAGATTTGAACTTGCATATTACGCCAAGATCGTGAATGATAGTGGTATATTAGATAAGCCGGTAAAATATATCGGCGCTTATGGATATAAGACTGGGGAGATATTTTGTGAAGATATAAAGACAAGGTCTTATAATCTGATGCTTCAGAAAATTGCTGATTTTAGAGCCAATAAATTTGAAACAATGGAATTCCCTAAAAAGCCCGGCTTTGCGTGTAATTGGTGTTCCTATTTACCGAGTTGCAATAAACTAATATGATTGAGATTCAAGAAAAGCCCAAGATTTTATATTTATCTCATTCATATTTATATTTTTAATTACACTATGTGCAATACTTCTGTGTAATTTTGTTGGAATATAGATTATATTAATTTCGTCGAGATGGTGTCCTTCTGAACCTTCAAACCATTCATTTAAAGGATTAAAACCCAAATTCCTTTTACGTTTAGATTGTGCTTTTTGATGTGATTTTTTGCCTTTAGGCGTTTTTAAATATTCTTTTTGATATCCTTTAATTTTTTCTTTATTATCTTGATAATATTCTTTACTCTCTTCTTTATTATCTTGATAATATTCTTTACATCGTTTATTAAGTTCTTCTTTATTATCTTGATAATATTCTTGATAATATTCTTTATTATCTTGATTATATTCTTTTTGATATTTTTTAATTTCTTCTTTATTTTCTTCACGATATTCTTTACGTTTTTCTTTATGATTAATTTTAGAACATTCTTTAGAACAGCATTTTTGAATATTATGATAACTTTTAAATTCTAAACCACAAATTAAACATATCAT